CTCACCCACAAACTCTAAATGCTGGACTAGGCTATAATTTTACAACAGATGGAACTAACTTTAATGTTAGTAAAACCACTACAGCTTTTAGATCATTTCAAAATGAAAGCGGAAGTGGTGGGGTATTGGATTATCAAGATGCTAAAGATTTAGCAAATGGCACAGGTGATCAACCTATTACTTGGGACGTAGAAAATGAAGCTGATGCTTCTACTTCAGGAGAACTTTTTGTTTTTTCTCCAGCGTCTACAACTTTTGTTAAACATTTTATACACCAATCAAATGGTATGCACGATAATCCAGCTTGTTTTACTAATTTTTCTGGTGGATATTGCAATACAACGTCTGCTGTTACAGGTGCTATTTTTAAATACACATCAGGCAATATGGATGCTGGAACAATTAAAATGTATGGATTAAGTAAATAATGAGCATAGTTAAATTAAATAATAATGGTGTAAAAGATGCAACTGCTTTTGGTAGCATAACAGGATTAGGTAATTTAATATTAATTAAAACACAAACTGCTAGTAGTTCAGCATCTGTATCTTTTGTTGATGGTGCTAGTTCAGTAGTGTTAGATAATACTTACAAAGAATATATATTTTATTTTAATAATATTCATGGTTCAGCCAACGCTGATCCAACATTTAATCTTTCAACAGATGGTGGAAGTAATTACAATGTTACAAAAACAACTACTACTTTTGCTGCAAATCACGCAGAAAATGATGGTGAAGCTGCGTTAGGGTATATAGCTTCGACTGACCTAGCACAATCTACTGCTTTTCAACAGATGAATTTTGATTTAGATTCAGGTGCAGATAGTGGTTGTTCAGGTTATTTACATTTGTTTGAACCTTCATCTACTACATTTGTTAAACATTTTATTATGGTAAATAATGGTATTAAAGATGACATACAATCAGCTAATTTTTTTGTAGCTGGGTACGGAAATACTACAAGTGCTATTGATGCTATTCAATTTAAAATGGCTACAGGCAACATAGATGCTGGAACAATCTCACTTTACGGAGTGGTTTAATTAGTATACAACAACAACAAACAGGAGAAAAAATATGGCAAGATACAAAATGGTAAATGGAGACAGAATCCAATTTACAGCAGCAGAAGAGACAGCTAGAGATGCAGAAGAAGCAACTTGGGAATCTGGTGCTTTTGATAGAGCTATGGCAGACTTAAGACAAAGAAGAAGTGCTTTGTTAACAGCTACTGACTTCTATGCTTTATCAGATGTAACAATAAGTGCTGACATGACAACGTACAGACAAAATCTTCGTGATCTTACGAATGGTTTAGGTACAGTTGCTGATGTTAATGCTGTTGTCTATCCAACAAAACCTGAATAAATTATATAAATTATAATTCATATCTGTTAATAAATTAACATGAAGTTTATGTTAATATTAAAGGTATGTTCTGCTATACACATGAATTGTTTACCCTCAATGAACGATAGTTTTGTATTTAATTCTTGGTCAGAATGTGCTAGTGCAGGTTATCTACGTTCTATTAAAATAATAAATAGTATGGATAGTAATGTAGTGAACGCAAATAAAATAGTTGTAAATTTTAAATGCGTACAAACAGAAGAATCATAGGAGTTAATATGGATAAAATGATAGGAATATTTTTAGAAGAAATAACAAACTTTTGGGAAAAAGTAAAAAGCTATGTCAAAAACAAAATTAAAAAAATTGTCTGCAAGTGCAAATGCACAGAAAAAAATTAAAGAGTACGCAGAAAAAAACAATAGTGTTCGTATCTCATATCATGAGAAAGTATGTGCTGAACGTATGAAAACTTTATTTAAAGCTATAGATGAAATGAGAGCAGATATAAAAAATCTGCACTCTGATATGAACAAAGGAAAAGGTGTTATAAATTTCCTAGTTGTTATTGGCGGCACACTTGCGGTCATTCTAGGTTTTTTTAAATGGGATGGCTAGACGCAGACAAACAGCTTCTGTTGGTTTATACAATGAACTCATTGCTCAAGCTGAATTTGCTAAAGACCCAAACAAGATTGTGTTTGTACCAGCTATGGGTAAAGGTCCAATAGATATGGTGATATTAGATATAGAAACAGGAGAGTATAAAGCATACGATGTTAAAGCATCTAACTACAGAAAAGTTAAGAAAACCATGATATATAGAGGGTTGACACCAGAGCAAAAAAAATTAAAAGTTCAAATATATTATAACAAATGAAACTATCCAAACACTTTAACCTAGAAGAATTTACCAAGTCTATGACTGCTCAACGTAAAGGTATTGATAATACACCAGGAGCAGGTGATATAAAAAATTTAGAAGATTTATGCTACTGTGTATTAGAACCAGTAAGAAATAAGTTTGATAAACCTGTAACGATTACATCAGGATATAGATCAGAAGAACTATGTGAAGCTATAGGTAGTAAAAAAACATCACAACACGCAAAAGGAATGGCAGCAGATTTTGAGATAGCTGGTGTACCTAATATTAAAGTAGCTTATTGGATTTCTAATAACTGCGACTTTGACCAACTTATCCTTGAATACTATAAGAAAGATGATCCAGCTGCAGGTTGGATTCATTGTAGTTATAATGAAAAAGGTAATAATAGAAAACAAATATTAACTTATGATGGTAAAAAATTTGAAAATAATTTACCAGATATGGAATGGAAAGATGGTAAGGTGGTAGAGTAATGGCAAGAGATTACAAATCAGAATATAATAATTATCACTCATCATCTAAACAAAAAAAAGATAGAGCTGGTAGAAATGGTGCTAGACGAAAAATGAAAAAAAAATATGGTAATAGTATATTGGGTCGAGACGTAGATCATAAAGATAGAAACCCTAGAAATAATAGTGCAGGTAATTTAAGAGTACAAAATAAATCATCTAACAGATCAAGGAACGGATAATTATGTGGTTAAATTTATTAGGCATGGGATTAAAGACAGCAGGAAAACTTTATGCTGACAAACAGAAAACTAAAGAAGCTCTATCAGGAGCAAAACTTCTTCACGCAGAGAAGATGAGACGGGGAGAGATAGAATTTTCAGGTAAAGTATTTGAGCATCAGAAGGGAGACTGGAAAGATGAGTTTGTACTGATTGTTTTATCAACCCCCATCTTCATGTTAGCTTACTCTGTGTTTGCAGATGATCCAGAAATAGAACAGAAGATGGATCTATTCTTTGAGAAGCTTCAGTCAATGCCTTGGTGGATGGTTGGACTTTGGGTATCAGTTGTTGCTGCTATCTATGGTATTAAAGCTAGTGAAATAAAAAACTTTAGTAAATGACAATCAACACTTCATACACACAACAATACAGTAAGAAAGTAAGTTTATTATCTCAACAAACGGGAAAGAGAAATGGCAAAAAGATTCAGCGTAGACAAAGTTCAGCACGAAAGAATCGCAAAAAGTACTAGCATTGGTAGACGACCTAAAACGTCATCTATGAATAAAAATAAGAAACGTAATTGGAAAGCATATAATGCTCAAGGTCGTTAGTTTATTAGTAGCCATATTACTAGCAAGTTGTTCTAAAGATGTTAGTTTTGATCCCGTACAAACAGTAGGTAATAAAGTAATTAAAACAATGTTAAAAAACAACAAATAAAACATGAAACCTATAATGATTACATTGATGTATCTTACTTTTGGTGGAGACATTAAATTAGATACATTTGAAATCTTTACAAGTTGTAGCACTTGGTTTAATACAAATATAACTGCTGTGGAAAAAAGGAAAAAGACATTTATGTCTAACCATTATTACCACGTTTATAAAGGTAAAAAAGTTATAGGATATGTATGCCAAGGAAACGAACCTCGTTAAAAAAAGTTGAAGCACCCAATAAATTTGAATGGCTTAAAAAGAATATAGTTATAGTGCCAGTAGTTGCAGCAATAATAGCTGGAACATTTACCTCTGTTAGATACGTACTATCTTTAACAGATACTATTACAGCTAACCAAGAAACTATCCTTAAACTACAAGAAAAAAATACAG